ATTATATCCGATGATGCTGTCAACATGTTTGACCTTGTTATTGTAGATGAAGCCGCCGTTCTTAGAAACCCATCAACAAATAGATTCAAAACGCTCAGGAAGTTTATGGACAAACATCCTAGAACTCGTTTGTGGTTGATGACAGGTACACCCACCCCGAATGATCCCACCGATGCTTGGTCACTAGCAAAGCTAGTAGATAGTCCATACTGCACCAAAACATATACTGCTTTCAAAGAAGCAACGATGATGAAGATAGGTCAGTGGAAGTGGATACCAAGACCCGACTCAATAGAAACAGTAAAGCACATTCTGTATCCTGCTGTTAGGTATACAAGAGATGAATGCTTTGACCTACCCGATACAGTCTATCAGACAAGGAAGATAGACCTCACCCCCGAACAAAAGAAACATTACTCAATCATGCTGAAACATTTTGTAACACAGCTTGAGGAAGAAGGAACAATCACTGCTGTCAATGAAGCCGTGAAGCTACAGAAACTTGTACAGATAAGTTGTGGTGTAGTGTACGGAGATGATGGCAGGCATATCGAAGTTGATTGTTCGCCAAGAGTCAAAGTTGTTAAAGAGATTATAGAGGAAGTAGGAGGTAAGGTTATAGTTTTTGTTCCCCTTACAGGAACATTAAACATGTTGGAAAGAGAACTCTCAAAGAACTGGGAGGTAGCTGTTGTTAATGGAGAGGTATCAGCTTCAAAGCGTAACACTATCTTTCATAACTTTCAGAACGAAAAGAATCCACATGTACTAATTGCTCACCCTGCGACTATGGCACATGGTCTAACTCTTACCGCCGCATCTACTGTGGTGTGGTATGGGCCAGTGACTAGCAACGAGCAGTACATTCAAGCGAATGGTCGTATTGAAAGGATAGGTAAGAAACATGTCTCTAACGTCATACACATAGAGTCAACAGACCTAGAGTATAGGATGTATGAGAGACTTAAAAATAAACAAAAACTACAAGGTCTTTTACTAGACCTTATACAGAAGGAAACGAGGTAACTATGGAACTAACTACAGATAAAGTTATTGCCACATACCTCAAGTTGAGAGGACAGAAGGAAGCTATAGAAGCTGAAGCCAAAGAAAAGGTTGCAGATATAAAAGCTAATCTTCTCAAACTTGAAGCGTGGCTAAAAGAAAAGATGGATGCTGATGGTGAAACTTCTAAGAAGACACCATTCGGTACAGCGTTCATAACGACTACCGACTTTGCCCAAGTGGGAGATTGGGATGCAGTCCTAGGTTTTATTAAGACTAATGAAGCGTGGGATATGCTAGAGAAAAGAGTCAGTAAGACAGCAGTGCGTGGCTATATTGATGCCAACAAAGCTGTTCCCGATGGTGTTAATTATGGCACACGAATAGATGTCAATGTTCGTAAGCCTGTGAATAAGGCAGACGACAAATGATTGCACCGAAGATATCTATCAAAGGACAAGAGTTTCGTGTTGTCAGTGGTGACGAGGAGACTGTACTCGACAAGAGTATAGATGTTGTCATTGTCGGTGCGAATCCAAAGCTATCAAAATCTTGGTATGCTAACGAATGGTCTGAGGATAGTCAGTCTTCTACTCCCGATTGCTATTCACTAGATGGTGTGTATCCAAACAAGAACAGCCATGCCATGCAGAATGACATGTGTGTCTCTTGTCCACAGAACGCTTGGGGTTCTAGGACTACACCAACAGGCAACAAAGTTAAGGCTTGTGTCGATCAGAAACGATTGGCAGTTGTCTTAGCAGAGGGCCCTTTTAGTGAAGCATACTTACTACAAGTTACTCCTGCGTCTTTGAAGAACTTGAATGCTTATCAAAAAGAATTGTCCATGCGTGGTATTGCACCCGAGATAGTAAGGACAAGGATAGAGTTTGATACACTAGCCGCTTTCCCAAAGCTAAGATTCAGCTTCCGTGGATTTAATAGTGATAAGAACCAAACTCTTGTCGATGAGCATTTGGGGACTAAACAGACTAGGATTGTCACAGGAGAACTTGCTGTTGAAACAGGACAGTCCACCCATTCATTCGATGATTTCGGTTTTGTCGAAGAGGATGGCTTTATTAACAACGAACTAGGAGGTTCAGACAATGAATAAAACTTTTACAACCGCTAAAGGGATTGCGTACTACCCTTACATTAGTGCGCCCGACACTAAGTTTGATGAGCAAGGACACTACAAAGTTAATCTTTGTTTGTCAGAAGAAGATGCTCAGCCAGTGATTGAACTAATCAAGCAGAGTGTTGTTGAAGGTATTAAGGCTTTGAAGAAAGACAAGCCTAATATGGAAATCAAGCAAGCACCTTTGCCTTTCTCTAAGGAAGTAGATGAGGATGGTAATCCAACAGGTAATGTGATTATCAAATTCAAATCTAAAGCCGCATATAAACCTGCTGTCTTTGATAGTAAGGGTAATATGATGACCAACTCTAATATCTATGGTGGGTCAGAGATTAAGGTAAATGGCTCTTGTGCTTTCTTTCACACAGCCATGATTGGTGCAGGTGTATCAATCAGACTTAGAGCAGTGCAGGTCATCCAATATGTAGAGGGTGCTAGTGGTGCTAATAAGTTTGGCTTTGATGAGGTAGACGGATTCACCATAGAGGAAGATGTTTCTGTGAGTGTTACCGAAGAAAGTGCAGCTGCAGCGGAAGAACCAACTCCTGCTCCTGCTAAGCCAAAGGTAGTACAAGCTATCAAACCTGTGCAACAAGCGAAGCCTGTTGAAACACCGAAGGTGGTTGAAGAACCAAAGGCGGCAAAGACTGTCAGTGGTGCTGATGACCTAGCCGCAGAGATCGCACAACTCGTAGGAGATGTGGACAATGGCTAACACACCACCTCTTGATTTCAAGAAAGTGGAAGCCTTACGAAAGCATATGCTTTTGACCACAGGTAACATGGCACAACTTCTTGGTGTGTCTCGTATGACTTATTATGGTTGGGTTAAGGGTAACAAAATCCGTAAGAACAATGATAAGAAAGTACGAAGCACACTGAAGGAACTGCTTGATGTTATGACAGATGGGTGGCCTGCACCCGATGTCATAGCTATGGAACAGAAGTATAGATTCCAAAGGCTTCTTGAGGTTATTGACAAAACAGGGTAGTATAACAAAGGGGAGAGTAGTTGAGACTGCATTAATGCTCTCCCCTATAACATAGGTAGGTAATATGAACACGCTAGAGTTTCTCAAGCGAGTCCTACCGATAGAAGGGTTTTATGTAACCACTGTTATCAACCAAGATGGTCGGAAACAGGGTTTCTTTGAGTCGGTAGAAGAACTTGCACATACATGTGAAAGATTAGATAGCACAGGTAACAACACTTATTTCGCTATATCTTCTTTCAATGCTAAAGGTAACAGAAAACAAGACAACGTTAGAGCTACTAAGGTTGTAGCTATAGATGTGGATTGTGGTGAAGGAAAGCCATACGCATCTTGGAAAGAAGGATTACAAGAACTAGGTAAGTTTGTACACACAATGAGTTTACCCAAGCCGATGATAGTATATTCGGGTAATGGGTTACATGTGTATTGGGTTCTTACAGAAGAACTAGAACCACAAGATTGGAAGCCACTAGCCAATGCTATGAAACAAGCGGCATTGGATAAAGAGTTTAAGATAGACGCAGGACTCACAGCTAACAGTGCGTTAGTGCTAAGACCTGTTGGTACACACAACCCAAAGAATGGTAACGAAGTAAAACTTTTGGTAGACGCAGAACCTGTAGAGGTTTCTACTCTGACCGAATCGCTATCTTATTTCTACCGCGATGTGCCCGGGCCGCAAGAAGATCACACTCGTGACAACACGTTGCTTGAGAATCTTGTGTCTAAACAAGAGTTTCCACTTGCTGTTGGTTCAATAGTCAAATCTAAATGTAAGCAGATTGACTGGGCAGTAGACAATCAAGACAAAGTTGATGAGCCACTATGGTATGACCTAATAGGTGTAGCCGCTTTCTGTAATGATGCAGAGAAGACAGCAGTAGAGTGGAGTCAACGTCATCCTAAGTTTGATTACCAAGCTACTATAAGCAAACTCAACCACTGGAAAGATTCAGCTAGTGGCCCAACAACTTGTGCTAAGTTTGATATAGACAGACCGAACGGGTGTAGAGGATGTGTTTACAAAGGTAAGATAGGATCACCTGCAAGACTAGGTGTTCAGTATCAAGAAGCACCACTATCAGCAGAAGCACCCGATGCTCAAGCTAATCAGATACCAATACCAAAACCATTTAAGAGAACACAAGATGGTATAAAAGTTACCATAGATGATACAGATATAGATGTCTGTAAGTTTGATATATACCCTGTCAGCTATGGACTCGATGAATCACTAGGGTATGAAACAGTTAGATACCACTGGAATAGACCTCATATGGGGTGGCAAGACCTCATACTAAGACAGGCATATCTAACAGAAGGCAATCGTGAGTTCGCTACAGCTATAGCAGATCAAGGGATTGTATTATATAACAAAAGACAAACGGAGTATTTTCAGCTTATGTTAAGAACATATATGGATGAGTTGAGGCAAATCCGTACTATGACTAACTTATATTCTACTATGGGTTGGAAAGAAAAGAATACGGCATTTGTCTTAGGCGATACACTTCTAAAGCGTACAGCAGAAGGAGTGACAGAAGAATCAATCAGTCTTGCATCGGGCATACAGAAGCAAGGCGCAGACCTATACACTAGCAAAGGTGATGCAGAGCAGTGGATAAACCTAACATCAGTGTTAGAAAAAGCAGGTTTGAAATCACATATGTTTACTTTAGGTGTTGGCTTTTCAGCACCATTGTATAACTTCACAGGACTCAAGGGATTAACTGTATCCCTCTATGGCCCAACTGGTGGTGGTAAAACACTAGCACAATACTGGGCGCAATCTATCTATGGCAATCCCGACAAGCTACACTTTGCGGCTAAGTACACACAGAACAGCCTGTTCTCACGACTTGGTACATACGCTAACCTGCCGCTGACAATAGATGAAGTAACTATGATGAACGATAAAGAGGTCGGTGACTTCTGTTATTGGGTATCACAGGGTAGAGATAAAGCTAGACTCAATCGTAATGCTGAAGAAAGAGATGCAAAAACATGGTCAACCCCTGTCATAGTATCTACCAACAAGTCTCTACAAAGTAAGCTGATAGCTTCTGGTCTGGATACAGATGCACAAATGGCTCGTTTACTAGAACTTACTGTGCCATCTGTACCTTTGTTTACTCGAGGCTCTGAAGCAGGTCGTAAAATATACGAAGCCATCCATGCTCATTATGGGTCAGTAGGAAGACAATATATCATAAACTTATTGTCAATGGGTGAAGAAGGTATCCAGTCTGCAATAGCTGAAGCATCAGATAACTTCCATAAGAAGTACAAAGCTAAGTTTAGTGGTGAAGAAAGATACTGGGAACAGTCAATCATACTAGCAGACTTAGGTATGAAACTAGCTAGTGAGTGGGGATTGATTAAGTTTGATTACACACAAGCTACCGAGTGGGTACTGGCACAGATAGGTGCTATCCGTAGGACAGTACAAGAGAACCAAGTTGATTGCTTTGATCTTGTTGCCGAGTATATGGCTGACTGTGCTGATACATCTGTAACT